CAAAAGCTAACAGAGACACACTTTACAGTTCGAAAATTAATCCGATTGCAACATTCCCAGGATCTGGTATTTCAGTACTTGGACAAAAAACTTTACAAACAAGAGCAACAGCCCTAGATAGAGTAAATGTAAGAAGACTTTTAATTGAACTTAAAAACTTCTTTTCACAACAAGCTAGAAACCTCTTGTTTGAACAAAACACAATTGCTACTAGAAATAGATTCCTAGCAGCAGTTAATCCATACCTCGAATCAGTAGTACAAAGACAGGGTCTTTATGCATACAGAGTAGTAATGGACGATACAAATAACACGGCAGACGTAATTGATCGCAACCAGCTTGTAGGACAAGTATTTATTCAACCTTCTAAGACGGCTGAATTTATAGTACTTGACTTTACAGTACAGCCAACAGGAGCGTCTTTTGACGTATAAATTTGAAACAGACATATTTATATAAAAATTAATAACTACTATGGCAATTTTAGATGCAAATGAAATAATGTTTCAGGCTTTTGAACCAAAAGTTCAAAATCGCTTTGTTATGTACATGTACGGTATTCCGTCCTTTATGGTAAAAGTGGCTGCTGCTCCTTCATTTACTGATGATGAAATTAAACTCGACCACATTAACTCATATAGAAAAATAAGAGGTAAGAGAGAGTGGAATACGATGGACTTTACACTCTATGATCCAATAAGTCCTTCTGGTGCTCAAAATGTAATGGAGTGGGCTAGACTTGGATATGAATCAGTAACAGGACGTGCTGGCTATTCAGATTTTTATAAAAAAGATCTCACATTCAATCAATTAGGCCCTGTTGGAGATATTGTAGGAGAGTGGATCATTAAGGGAGCATTTATAACTGATGCAAACTTTGGTTCATACGATTGGAGTTCTGGTGATGTAGCAGAAATTACTCTTACCATTTCAATGGATTATTGCATACTTAACTACTAATAATAAATTTTATGTCAGATTTCGATCTTAGAAAATTTCTTTCCGAAAACAAACTTACTAGTTACTCTAAACTTGTAAACGAATCTCGTATTCCAGCATCTTTTGACGAAGCTATTGAGGAAGACGATGTTTATAGACCGGATATGGAAGAAGGTAACTACGATTATCAAATAGAAGAGGAAGAAGTAATTACAGATGAAGAAGAAGTAGAAGAAGGTCGAAATCTGATGGAGTATGAGTCTGTTGATGCTATGATCAAAGAGATCGAAAATGAAGCTAATAAACAGGCAATGGAGTATAAAATTAGTGAAGTACGTAAATCTTGTAAAAGACTTGAAGAGGAACTTCACTCATTAGAAGAAAGTGATCATGCTCATATGATTAGTGCAAGTAAAATGAACAAAATGAGAATGAATGAGCGTAAATTAAAAAGAGTTTATGAGAAGTATTTAAATGAGTACGAAAAAAAGCACGGTAATTAACAAATAACAAATAAGTTTTATAAAATGCAAAATCAGTTTCAATTCCCAACAGAAGAAGTTACGTTACCCTCCAAAGGTCTTCTTTATCCTGAAGATTCTTTACTTTCATCCGGAAAAATAGAGATGAAATATATGACAGCTAAGGAAGAAGATATTCTAACCAACACCAACTACATTCAAGACGGTTCTGTAATAGATAGAATACTTAAATCTTTGATTGTTACTAAAGTTGATTTTAACGATATTTTGATTGGTGATAAGAATGCTATACTTGTAGCAGCTAGAATTTTAGGGTATGGAAAAGATTATGAAGTAGAATATAACGGCACCAGACACACTATAGATCTTTCTAAGCTCAATAACAGAGAACTTGATGAAAGTTTATATGAAAAAGGTAAAAATGAGTTTAAATACACATTACCCAAATCTAATATTGAATTAACATTTAAACTTCTTACAAACGGTGATGAAATAAAGATAGAAGAAGATCTAAAAGGTTTAAAGAAAATTAGTAAGAACAGTTCTGCTGAACTTACAACAAGATTAAAACATACAATAACTGCTGTAAATGGAGATAGTGATGTTTCAACTATCAACAATTTTGTAGATAACTACTTTTTAGCAGTTGATTCAAGAGCTTTTAGAAAACATGTTGCAGATCTACAGCCGGACATTGATCTGACTTTCTATCCAGAAGATGGTCCGGAAGGAGGTGTGGCAATCCCTATTGGGATTACCTTTTTTTGGCCTGACGCCTGAGTATAGAAAATACATCTTTAGTCAAATACACGATATAGTATTCCACGGTAATGGAGGTTATGATTGGCATACTGTGTATAATATGCCTATTTGGTTACGAAGATTTACTCTCAATTCTATAAGTGATTTTTACTCTAAACAAAAAGAAGAGTATGATAAGGTGTCAAAAAAATCTGGTACTAGTATACCAAAAGGACCATCTGTAAAAAACCCTACACACACACTCAAAAAACCTAAATAATTTAAGCCAATACTATTTATAGTATATAACTTAACTATTTTTTCATGGCAACAACTCCACCTCCTCCTCCACTACCCGGACACGGTACTGCTACTTTTGTTGATTCTTTACGAAGTGTGGTAGAGACACTTGATAGAACTAGAGATCTAGTTGATGCACTAGAAGATGTTTTAGGAGTACGAAGAAAGTTAAATACTGGTGAAAGAGCAAGTTTAAATATTATACGTGAAGTTGAGGAATCACACAGGTATATAAATAGAGAGTTAAGATTAACAAAAAGTCTTGAATCACAGCTCAAAAAAGATAGAAAAACTCTCAACAAACTAACTGTTGAAGAACTTTTTACATATAAAGAAATATCTGAAAGTACTAAAGCAAAAGCAGAAACACTTACAGCTATTGCAAAAACAGTTGGTACTCAGTCAGAATTGTATGCAAAGGTACTTGGAAGTGTTAATGATCTAGACAGAAAAGAGGTACAAAGACTTGTTTCTTTAAGGACTGCTAAAAGGTTCCAAGAAGAAATGGTTGAGTCAAGAGAAGAGGAACTAAAAGTACAAGCCAAAGCTAACAAATACCTTGGTTTGACTGGAGCTCTTGTAGACAATCTTCAAAACATAGGTCTTAGAGCTTTTGGTGGATTAGGGATTAATCTTAGTGTTTTTGAAGAAGGAATAAAAGATGCAAAAGATACTGCAGTAGGTTTGGCCAATAGTTTTGCTGATGTTGATAAAATTATTCAAAAAGCAGGTGGTATTGACGAGTTTGAAACAAAAATAAAAGGTGGAACTGATGAGGCACTTCATCTTAAAAATGAAATACTAAATGTATCAGAAGCTTTAGTTTTAGCATCAAAAAGACAAGATGAATATAGAAATTTACAAGAAGAAATTAAAGAAGGTGCAGTAGCATATGAAAAAGAGGTTGCTAAAATTGAGAGCGAAAGAGTAAAATTACTTGAAAAATTTGAAGCTAGTAAATTATCCGATGAACTAAAAGGACGAGCAATAAAGGTAATAAATAGCAGAGCTCAAAGACAACTTAAACTAATTAAATCTGAAGCAGACGCATTAGAAGATAAGAGAGAAAAGTTACGAGAAATATCAGTAGAAGTTGCAAAACAAAATTTTCAGCAAAGTACATTTTTACGTCAGTTAAGAACTATGAAAGCTGTATTTCCAGGTATAGGAAATGCAATTAAATCCGGTATTCTTGATCCTCTTTCTATTAGTTTGTTTTCTATAAAAGCTATAAAAGATAATTTTACTGCATTAAATAAAGCTCAAACAGAATTTAGAAGATTAACAGGAGAAAGTGCCGACACTTTTACTCAAATAACTTCTAGAGCAACAAATGCAGTAGAAGTTATAGAAGTTCTTGTTGATTTAACGAAAAAGTTAGGTTTTAATGCTCAAGGTATTTTTAGTGATAAGGATCTTGTTAGATTATCTGAAGCTAAAAACTTACTAGGTCTATCTTCTGAACAAACTACAAATTTAGCAAGATTTTCACGTTTATCTGCTGATAGTATTGAAGGTTTTGAAAATAGTTTTAGTAGAGGAGTAAAAGAAGGTAATAAATTAACAGATTCTGCAATTAGTGCACAACAGGCCTTACAAGATGCTCTAAACACATCAGATGGTATAGCATTATCACTTGGATTAAGTGGAGAAGAATTAGGAAAAGCTAGTACGGCTGCTAAAGCTTTAGGAGTAGAACTAAGTAAAGTAGATTCAATAGCTTCTAGTTTATTAGATTTTGAATCTTCAATAGAAAATGAACTACAAGCACAGCTTTTAACAGGTAAACAGCTTAATTTATCAAAAGCAAGAGAATTAGCATTAAATAACGATTTGGCTGGTGTTGCAAAAGAAGTAACAACAAATATTGTTTCAGCAACAGAGTTTGCTAACATGAACAGAATTGCTCAAGAAGGTCTTGCAAGTGCAATTGGTGTTGGAAGGGATGAATTAGCTAGTATGATTATTCAGCAGGAAATGAGTAGTAACCTTTCTGATGAAATGAAAGCTAAAATAATGGGTATGACACTTGAGCAGTATAAGCAACAAACAGCAATGGATAATCTTAAGAGATCAGTACAGGGTGTTGCTCAAGCTATTGCCGGTATAATTGAACCGTTTGCTAATTTTATTGCTCAAAATGAATCTTTGTTAAAAGTTGTATTAGGAACTGTTGCTGCATATAAAGCTATTGTAGGAATTCAAAAAGTAAGTGCTGTACTTACAGGTATTGTTTTAGGACTACGTAAAAAAGAAGGGGCGGAACTAAAAGCTACTATTGCAAAAAGTAGATTTTTAGCTACAGCAGAAGCA